TTTTGCATTTGCAGTTCCTATTTCCAAATGATTAGTATCATAACCTTCAAAATAGTGTTTAACATAGTTGATATTAGTACCAGATGATGAGGCACCTGTACCATTTGTTAATTTTAAAGAATATTCAAAACCAGTTGGCGCATCAGTAGCTTGTACAGCAGTCATATCATTTGTATCTTTTTCTGCTGAAAATCTATCTACCACTTTAACTCTTGTTGAACTTACAGTGTAACTTGTGGCTCTTTGATTTACCATCATGGCACCATTGATAATGAGATTCTTACGACCAGTTATGTTATCTGTGCCTCTTGATTTTACTTTAATTAAACTCATTCTGGTTTCTCCGGCCACTTAACATCATTTAGTGATTTGTAATCTTTTGTTATATCTCTAAGTGACTGTCTGTATGTTTTCCATGCAGAAGGAATATTTGTTCCTAGTTCTTTGTGCATGGTGATAACCCAATCTGTTTCTGCAAGCAAACGATTTCTTTCAGTGCGAAGGTCTTCTGTTCTCCATGTGGCATCAGATGCTCGTCTTGCGTCAAGAGCTGCAGATTCATCTGCATCCATGTCCACTAAACCTTGTCCTTCAATATAAATTTTATTTGCCATTATGTTTTAACTCCATACAAATCTGCCTTGAATGTATCAACATTTCCATTAGTAAATGCAAACCGTATTCCTTCAACCCTATGGTTTGTACTAGCATAGTATGTATTAGAAGAAACAAATGAAACGGTATTGGCAGATAATGTAGTACTCATGTTTGGATACCCACCATTTTGTCTTGCACCAAAGTTTACACAAGTAATCCTTCCTTGCCAACCTTTATTTGGAGTGTTCGTTGTGAATAGTTCCATATTATCCACACCATTTACGTTTCTGTGTGTACCTGTTCCCAAATTGATATTATCTACACTATATGCAGTAGAAGAGCCATTATCCAAAGTGGCACTACCAACTGGGCCTATATAAAACTTAACATCTAAATTTTCACTACCACTACTAGAACTTCCCAATATTCTTTCAATGTGAAGTTCAAAATGTTCAAAACCAGTATGGTCAAACAAATCAGTAATTGCGTATGTACTTGCACCAATTGAAGTAGCATCAATTCTTCTAAGATGTACTAGTGCTGATGCATTTTTGTTTATAGTGAGAGTATTAGAACTCAAGTCCATTGTTGTTGGAAGTTTTGCAACTGTTACATTGTTATTAGCAATCTTTGCAGTTGTTACTGCGTTATTAATAAGTTTATTTGTACTCACCGTTCCATCAGTTGGTGTTCCAACATTAAGAACGTCACCCAATACCATGATGAAGTCGATACTATCAGAACTTGTTAGAGCAGAAGCGAATGTGATTGTTGAACCTGATACTGTGAAGCTATCTTGTGGAGCCTGCATAACACCATTAAGTGAAACCAACAAATGATTTGCACTAGCAGGAGAGTATGCACTACCATCCAACAACAAGTTATACGTTGCAGTAGCAGATGTTGTAATAGCATCTAACTTGGAGTATGCACCTGTTATTGGTTGTTGTCCTATGAACGGCATTATCTATTTTCCTTTTTCATATTTAGTCTGCATCTTTTTCTTTTTATTTATTAGTGTCCATCTGCCGCTAGTTCTGCGGCAATTACTGCACTATAATCTGAGGCAGAACCTATAGTCAAAGTTCCTGCCGCAACTTGCTTTTGAATTTCTGCATATATGGTATTGGCAGTATCTAAGGGAACGTAACAAGGAATACCATTAACAGTCGCCTTGATACCATTTGCATCTACACCAGAAATAATATTTCCATCACCATCTCTAGGTACTAAATAATATGCGTTTGTAATATTCATATCTTATAATCCTATCATAATTCTGCCGTTGCTATTACATGGCCGGCAATACCGATATTTCCGGCGCCGATAGCTATACCGTTAATACCTCGTTCACCCATTTCATATGTTCCAGTTATGCTTACATTTGTATCGTGGGCGAAATCACTACCAACATGACTAACCCGATCTACAGTTCCAGTGAGACTATAGTATGTAATAATTGGTGTGGCTCTCATCGGCACTGGATATATTACTATAAAACTATGATGGTTAGTAACGGACGATCCAATTCTAGTTTGTGCCGCACCATTGTCAGAACCAGTACTACCAATGGCAATACCTTTACGATAGGTGTGGAAATAATAGCGTTGACAATCTCTAAGGTCTTCTGCATAAGAGCGGTGTTCAAAATCTGTAGCAGTATCGCCAACCTCAAGTTGTACGCCTGTAAGATAAAATTCTGCATCAACGGTTAGAAAGAAGTTTGTCTGTCCAGTGCCACATCTAATAGTTTGAGTGTTAGTTGTATCTTCAAACCATTGATTGATTGTGCTATCTAACCTTTCTGATGAATTAGACAAGTGAAACGATATTGCAAGTGCGTGGTTTGAAGTGTTATTGCTCAACCAATTTAAGCCAGTTCCCGGCCCAGCAATTGATATAGTTTTCTTCTCCCAAGTGTTCGCAGAAGATATAGTGTATGAAGCATGATAACGAACTTTGTTTCCAGCAGTGTTTGACTCTTGTTGAAACGAAACAAAGAAAGTTCCAGTAACGCCTGACTTTACCCAAAAAGAAAGAGTTACTTTTTTCGCAGAAGAAGTACCGTACTGTAAATGTTGTAAATCTTGTTGCTCCATACCCTTATAATGTATATTCATATAGACACTCGTTGCATCAGCCAAATCATCAACCGTTGAACAAACAATTTTAGCCGCATTAGAAAAACCGAGCGGATGGTCAGTGATTGTAGCATTCGAGCTGTCAATTCTCAGTGAACTAGTGCCATCCTGATATCTATTCTGAAACCTATCTGCCGTAAATATATCATCAGCAGTTGAATTATCACCGTTTGTGGCGGTTTGACCTCTTTGGTTGACCTGCATAGCGCCGTTAATGATAAGATTCCTACGTCCAAGATTTGGAACAACTTGATTATCTATTGTTTGTATTTTACTTAGTGGCATATTTCTACTCCGGCTTTGTCGGCCAATCGGTGGCTAATAAATTAGGCCAATTGGAATGGTCTGTTATATCACGAAGCGCTTGTCTGTAAGCAGTTTGTTTGTCTGTCATTGTACGGTCAGAACTAGCCCACCAATCGCAAGCAGTAAGAAGTCTGTCACGCTCATTTTTATTGTGTTCTGTAATACTCATTTTAAGCCTCGTCTGTTTCGTAAGTAAGTTGCAACATAACTTCTGAATCGTGACTGCCTGCTGCTCTATATACACTTATTGAATCTACTGGAGACACAGTTCCGCCGGCGCTTGAATAATAAAGTCTAATATCCTTTTTATCTGGACGCCCAAATCCAACCCAATTGTAACTTGCCCAACCACCAGCAGTGTCAACATTATAATATATGGTGGAAGTCATTGGAAAATAATTTGTGGTATTCTTTACTTTAAATGGTAATCCCTGAAATGCCAGATATTCTCCAGTAGCACCGCCATTAATAAACCCTGCGGCTGACTCATCTATTCTAACATATATAGATGCGTGAACCATGTCACCTATTCTAAGGTAATTGCCTGATTGAACAGAGTAAGAAGCAGGACTAAAGCAATCGCTTTCATAAGCTACTGTCGTGCCCCCTGTAGTATAAAATGGAGTAAATGTACCAGTACGGTAAAACGCATTGCTACTAAGGTCAGTCATCTTGAATGTAGATGCTGTTGTTTCTAAGTTCGTAGGAGCTATTGTTGATGCAAGTTTGGCAGTTGTAACAGAATTGTCTACTAACTTTGCAGTAGAGATAGTTCCATTAGCAGGAACGACTGAGTTCTCTTCTAGTTGTTTGAATACGACATAGAAGTTTAATCCAGTTGCAGGCGCTTCTGACATTGTAAGAGTTGTTCCGTTAACGGTATAAGCATCTGTAGGTTCTTGGCGAACATTACCTACGAATACTTCAATATCGTTTGGGGAAGCAACTGCACTACTTAATGTGAACGCTGTTGTACTACCGTTTGCAGTAAAGTCTTGTTTAGTTCTTGAAGAGAAACTAGCATTTGGTGTACTTCCAAGATATGGCATAGTTTACTCCCTTATGCTTTTTCCATTAGACCCATTACTACATCAATAGCAGAACCAGTTCCTGCTTT